CACGAGGGTATGCTGAACCACCCGCAATGATACATTTTGGTTGAAATATAACAGCCCTTTTTTCTAATTCTAAATAATCAATTAAACCCGTTTCTTCATTCACTTCATAGGGTAATGATTCAAAATAAATACTTGTTGCTGATATTTTTTTTTTATTACTGTAATATCCATGTGTTAAATGACCACCACTTGGTAAATCTAAACCCATAATTCTATCGTGAGGGTCTAATAACGCAGTAAATACGGCAAAATTCGCGGGTGAACCCGAATAGGGTTGAACGTTTACAGACCATTCATTGGGATCTAAATTGTATAATTTTAATGCTCGACTTTTACATAAGAGTTCCATTTCATCAATATATTCATTTCCACCATAATACCTTTGTCCAGGTTGTCCTTCGCTATATTTATTTGTCATAATAGAACCCAATGTGTCTAATACAGCATCAGATACAAAGTTTTCACTCGCAATTAATTCAATACCATTTTTCTGTCTTTCATATTCTTTTTGTATAATAGTATGTACTTCTTTATCTTTTTCCATTTTATAAATATATAATCTTTTTATTCTTTAAGTGTAGTTAAGTGAATAAAAATAGATTATCTTATTTTTGTGAGAAAATCATATATTTGAAATATATTTACTATCCTTTTATTTATCGTTTATATGATATACTTGTAATAATTTAAATATAAAATTTGATAATTTAAATAGTAAAAAAATACAAAATTGATCCAATACTTAAAATAAAATATTTATGTATAAAATAATTCGCATGATTACAATTATAACAACATTGGTTTATTTACATCCATTCTGGAGAATGTATTTTGATAATATTGATAAAAATAAAAAAAATTTAGAAAATAAATAATCTTACTAAATAATAACGATTATTTATTTAAAAATAATAATAATACTATAATATAAAGATGTTACGAATGATTAAAATAGGGTTTATATATTTCGCGGGGATTACAAATTCACAATCCGATATTATTCCACTTCGTCCACCTGGAAGCCAGACAGACGAACATAACTGTGTATTAGATGGTGGGTATCAGTGGTGTGAAAGTAGTCAAAGATGTGAAAGACCATGGGAAACACCTTGTATTGAACAATTGGAAGAAGTAGATTTTTGTTCCAATTCAAATATTCAGACATGTCGAATGGCATGTCAAGAACCGGAATGTCCATCTTCGCAGTGTGCGTTACGAATTGGGAATTGTTGTGATTATACTTGTATTTCTCAAGTGGATACTGTAAATGTTTGTCCTGACCGTTGTCCTCCACCTACACCTTGTCCAATGCCGGCTGTAGCTCCTAATTGTCGATTGATCGAACCTACAGTTGATCATTGTGGATGTTCATCAGGATGTCCAACAATCGATTGTTCGAGAATACAAAATAGGGTTGGAGAAGGTGAAAGTTGTGGTGGAATGATGCCATATGGTATGTCTGGCGTATGTAATAAAGATTTGGAATGTGTGTATCGAATGGGTCCTTTAATCGCAGATGCCCCTGGAATCTGTGAACAGATATGTAATACTGTTAGAGATAGTTGGGGAAATTGTGTCATTGAAGGATGTAATGATTGGTTTGATGGATGTAATAGTTGTGAAATGGACGAAAATCGATTAATTTGTACGGAGAAGGTGTGTCCTGTAAAAAAGGATGCTTATTGTTTAGACGATACAAATGAAGTGCCTCGAAATTGTTTGACATGGTATGATGGATGTAATACTTGTAGTGTAAATGATGGAAACATTGGAGGATGTACGATGATGTATTGTTTTACAACAAATGAACCATATTGTCAGGCATTTACGAGTGGTGAATTAAGGTATGGTGAAATTTGTTATCGATTTTGTGAAGATGGATCGCAGAATAGTATTTCACGTGTGGATGATTGTCCAACAGGATCTGCTTGTTTGGATACAAATCCATCAATGATATCATTTGATAATTGTGGTGAGAATGTAAAACGATGTGTTCCATCGAATGGACATTAAAATTGAGGATATTTATTTCCTATATTTTTGATTTTATTATCATAACAAAATTCGCAAATATGTAGACCATACCATTTACAAAAAAGAGTGATTTTGAAACAATCTTGATTCCTTTTACCACACCAATTACATTTTGGATTTCTGAAACACATTAATAATATATATCATATAAAATACTGATGAAAATAATGAAAATAGTGAAAAGTATAGTTATTTCGAACATATAAAGTTTCGGAGGTGAAATATTTTTAACCATATAATTTTTGTATAGATGATAACCATTTTTTTCATAATATTCTCTAACACCGACACCAGCGATAATTGAAATTTTATCAACATTGTATATGGATGATAATTCTTCAGCTTTCTGTAGAAGTTTTTTTCCAAATCCGTTATGTTGAACATTTTTATCAGATTTATTATTATGTTTTACAACAGATCCGTAAATGTGGAGTTCTCTTACAAAGCTGGAGTTTTTAAGTCCTGGATAGATTAAATGATCATTTGAGTGATTGATTCTTAATCTGAGAAAACCATAGAGTATTTTTTGATCGGGGCTTTCATAGCTAATGAAATATTCCGTTGAATTAACTCCATTGTATTGTCTTACAAATAATTCAGCTTGATGGATGTTTCCTTTTCTATCTTTAACTTCTCTGGATCGAATACATTTGGATTGAATTCCTTGATCAATAATTTTTTGATGAAGGTTTACATTTTTATTTCCACCGATAATATTTGTATTGGGGATATCTCGAATGATACGATTAATACGAATCCAAGGAAATACATTTTCTTTGATATAAATGATTACTTTTATTAAATCATCTTCATTTTCGGAGTAAGGTTTATATGATCCTTCATCATACCATTCTTTAATTTTGGTCCAATCTACAACAGAACAAGGATAAATTTTTAATTGATCTGCTTGTAATTCTGGATATTCTAGATCATAGACAAAATGATTTTTGCTAAATTCTGTGATTGATTTGACTGAGAAAAGCTTACGAAACATTTCAATATCTTTTTCAATCGAACTACCTGGAAGGTCAGGCATAAGATGCCAGTCAATCTTACCACCATTATGTTTCCAAAGATAATTCGCATTCACTGTATCTTCAATCGTACTGTCTCTTTCAATCTTTTGAAGGACATCATTATCAATATGTTGGACACCAATTTGAAGACGAGTTACATTAAAATTTCTTAATTTTTTGATTTGTTTTAGTGTGATACAATCGGGTCTTGTTTCGAGAGTTAAACCGATGATTCTTTTTGGTGAAGTCTGAGAGTATTTAATTTCTTGATCTAATGATAATTTCATACCACCTCGAGTTGTTAGATTATTAATTGAGTAATAAATATCGCGTATAAATTCCGTTTGATATTCAAGTGGATAATGATCCCAAGTTCCACCCAGAACGAGTATTTCAATTTTATCAACAGCATGACCACACGAATCAAGAGCATCCGCACGATCATAGATTTGTAATACTGGGTCAAACTTATTACGATTCGCTCGAAGAACAGCGGGTTCGGTTGAAAGATAACTACGTGGTTGAGCTATTTTAACACCAATGATCGTATCACCAATTTGAAAGTTATTTTGAAGTTCATTAATAAGTTCAATTGTGAAACCATTATTATGAAATTGGTAACATTTTTCAACATCAAAACGAATATTCTTTTGAATGATATAATTAAGGCTCTTAATAAGGTGAATATCATCCTTTGTTTGAATTGAAATTGATTTAAGATCAATATTCATATTTGTTATTTCCATTGTAAGCCTTACTTCTGGTTCATTGGGACAGTATGCGCAATTTTTACCACAACTAAAAGTTTGTGTAACTTGTTCACCATTCGAGTTTGTATATTTAGGAAAGGGGCTTGTAAGGATAGTAATCACATTAACACCCGAAGAAGATCTTGATTTTCTTTTTATTGAATAGGTAATAAATGAATGATTCTGGGTGATTTCTTTCTTAAGAAGTAATTCATTGTATAATTTTCGTAGAAGGGTTTTACTTGGACAAATTCGATATTTTTTCCTTAACGAATTGTATTTAGATTGAAAATCTTTTTCAGAATTAAACTGAGATGAGATTAAATCTTTCAAAAAGTCAATATTGATTTGTTTTGTGGTGATATCTTCGATATCTGTCATACTAAAGTTTTTTTATAAAGTAAATATACCAAAAATCAAATTTGATATAAAAATAAAATAGATAGTAAATAATAAAAGAAATGAATATGGCGAATAGTGTATTGAGTGAATTTTCTGATTTCTTTGACACTGCGAAAAGTGAAATCACAAAAAATGCGCCTGATTTAACAAGTGCGTTTGTTCAACCAAATATGAATAATATTGTGGATGAAAATACAAAGCTTAAAAATGAAGTTGAAAGATTAAAAAAGAGGAATAGTGAGTTAAACTTTGAATTAGTGGAACTTCGAATGTTTAAATTGATGCAGGAAAAAAAGTTAATGGAGGAGAAAATGGAACAGAACAACAACAACGATGGATTCCATTGTAGATAATGGTTTGAAATTTTGGATACTATTTCCATTATTTACGATTAATCGGGGCATGATTGTATTGTAAGCCCATTTTACGATGAATACTTTCATAATAAAAACAAGAACAATCATTAGTAAGATAGATCCTCCAAGAGCCTTACCCATTTTTTTATCATTCATGATACTTTGTTCGAAAACTTTTGAGATACCTCCACCAATCATATCCATTTTATAATAGAAAACATTAAAATTTGAAGTAAAATATTTTGAAAGCGTTAAAACTACAAACAACAAACGATAGACAAAAAAAGTAAACAAACGAGCAAAATGGTTGGAAAAAAGACATATCACAAGGTGGACAGTATGGACAAGAGGAACAGTATCCGTATTGGTTTGGTTGGGTGTGTGAGTTGTGGAAAGTCGACACTTTTGAATTCTATTTGTGTGAATCAGTATGAAGAGATGAAGAAGTGTCGTACCACGATGTTGCCTTCTGTTTATCAGGAGACAAACAATACAATTTATTCGAGTGAAGAAACAAAAGAAATTTTGAGGAAAAACAAAGAAAACAATAGTAACATCTTCAATGGTAGTGTAGAATTGAGCAATGAGAACTGTAAAGTTGTGAAGAATATGATTCCAAAGATCAAGGACTTCACAAGTTTGTCTGATAACATCTTTGTAGACATTTATGACATTCCAGGATTGAATGATGCGAAGACTAGAGATATATACTATAAGTGGATTGAGGATAATTTCTCCGAATTGGATATTATCATTCATATTGTTGATATCAATTCGCCACTGAATACATCCGATCAGATTGACATTTTGAAGATGTTGATCAAGAACATTGATCAAGAAAAGAAGAAGAATGGAAGAGATGTATTTCTCCTTACACTTGTAAATAAGTGTGATGAGATGGATCAAGAAGATGGAGTATTTGTGATGGATGATGAAGATCAAGAAAACTACGATAACATCATCAAAACAACTGAAGAGATAATTAAAGAAATATTAGGAGCTGACACTACTGACCTGCGACCGCTCGGCCAATGGTGTAGCGCCAAGGGCGATGTGTTGCTCAATTATGATTTTACACCTATTTCAGCCGCAGACACATTTGTATATCGTATGCTTCATAATGATCCGAGTGTTGAGATGGATATGAAGCTTCTACAAAAGTTCGGTATAAATGAGGTTGGTAGAAGAGCATGGAACAAAATGGATGATGAAGGAAGGAGAGAATTGATCAAAGAACATTTTGAAGAAGCAGATATTAGTGATACACTTGAGATTACTGGATATCTTCAATTTACAGAAATCTTGAAAAAATATTTGACAAAAGATCGTCAATCAAAGATCTTGATTGATCGTATCAAACAAGAACTTCAAAATGAAGATCTTATTAAGAAGAACATTACAACTGACAAGGGTGAACTTCAAAAGTTGATCCAAATTTACAATTCATATTCGAGTCGAGTGTGGGTGGTAGATAAGTTGTTTAAGACAAACAATTCTAGTATTGTTACAGATTTGATTAATACTCATATTTCGCGATGGATCAGTGATATATCTGATCTTTCCAATGGTAGTGTTGAATCAATTCAGAGACTTGAAGAATATAAGTATGCTGTCAATGAAATTCGAGAAAAGGTAGATCCATATGCTTTGTCAAACAATATTAAGATGAAGATAGACGAAGAGAAAGGTCAAAGATGGAGTGATTCATTTGGTAAGTCATTTCAAGCATATAAGGATGCGATTCCACATAGTATGACATTTGGATTGAGATCATTGATGGAAGGGTATTCGAAGCTCCAGAACGAATATTACATTCGTATTTTGGAGAATGAAAACACATATGATGATTTCCCAAATAACATCTTTAGTAATATTGATAAATTGAGGGAAAATTCCTATGATTCAGTTGAAAGCACAATTGATAATGTGATTCAAAAGATGGAACAAACAATCATAACAAAGGGTGATTCAGAACTAGAAAATTGGCTTCAGAAGGATAAATCACCATTTAGTGGATATTACGAAGTATGTGAATCGAGTGAAAATTCAATAATTCAGTTTTGCGAAAAGCTAATGAATAATTATTGCTATCCAAAGGAGAAAATAATTAAATATCTTCAGAATTATCTAACTCAAAGATACACAGTTATGGGAAGAGTTCAATCGGATGAAAATACATTCAATAAATTTTCAAAAGTGTTTGGTCACGTGAAGGAAAATTATGTGAAATCGTATATTATTCTATTGGACGATTGGTGGGGAGGGGTCGCCACAGATAATGAATATTTTAATAATCTTTACTTTGTAAATAAGAGTAACCTTTTCAGGGCAAATAATCTTCAATATTCTCAAGATATTAACTATTACAAGGAAAAAAAGAATATTCTCGCAATTCCATTGTATTTGTATGGAATGATGGATGAAGGTGATGAATCTGGAGATGAATCGGATTATTCATCAACTTGTGGGGATGATGGTATTTCAGATAATGAATCAGAGTGAAATATCTCTGAAGAAACCGTTGGGTTTTAAAAACAGTTTTGGAAAATTATCTTTTATGATATAATATGATGAACCAAATTTTTTACCCCAGATATTCATTAATGAGGTTACAACATGATTAGAATAAGATAGTTTAAATTCTTTTTTCATTAATCGGACAATTTGTCTTTTTGTGAGGTATTGTTTATTTGTGGAATATGTAAAAAATAGTTTTTTAATTTTGTTTGTTTTTTGAGTTTTTTGAGTTTTTTGAGTTTTT